AACAAGATATCTGGAGTGGAACTGTTGCAGACGGTGAATTTGATGGTTTTGAAACTTTATTAGCTGCTGACGCTAACTTGCCAGCTGCACAAGAAGTTGCAGGAGCTACTGTAACTGCTGCTAACGTAGTAGCTGAATTAGGAAAAGTTGCTGACGCTATTCCTTCTGCTTTATATGGTAACGAAGATTTATACATCTATGTTTCTCAAAACGTATTTAGAGCTTACAAAAGAGCATTAGCTGCTACAAACGGAAGCATACAAGGAAACAACCAAGATATCAACATCGAGTATTTTGATGGAATCAAAGTTGCTATGGTTAATGGTATGTCTAACAATACTATGATTGCTACTTTGAAATCTAACTTATTCTTTGGAACAGGTTTATTAGCAGACCACAACGAAGTGAAAGTTTTAGATATGGCTGATATTGATGGTTCAAAAAATGTAAGATTTATTATGAGATATTCAGCAGCAGTACAATATGCAGTTGTTGAAGATATCGTAACTTACGGAATCACAAACGGAGTTAACTAAAAATTAACTTTTAAATAAATACAAAGGGTAGGTAGAGAATATCTACTTGCCCTTTTTTAATTAACACTAAAAAAAATATATAATAATATGGCTTGTTTACTAACATCTGGAAGAGCATTACCTTGTAAGAGTTCTGTTGGTGGTTTAAAAGCGGTTTATTTTGCAGATTATGGTACATTGGGAGATGCTACTATTGTTGCAGGAGAAATAACTACTTTTAGCGGAACACCTGACTTTTTTAAATTCGATATCAAAGGGAATTCGTCTTTAGAAACAACAATTAATAGTTCAAGAGAAAACGGAACTACATTTTACACACAAACTTTAAACTTAACTTTAACTACTTTAGATAAAGGAACACAAGAAGAAATAAAACTATTAGCTGCTTCAAGACCACACATTGCGGTTGAAGATTATAATGGTAATTTCTTTTTAGTAGGTTTAGAAAACGGAGCAGAAGTTACAGGGGGTACAATTGTAAGTGGTGCTGCTATGGGAGATTTAAGCGGATTCACTTTAACAATGGAAGGTCAAGAAACTGCACCTGCTTATTTTGTTACTGCATCAATTATTACTGCAGCAGCAAGTGCTACTCAAATAGACCCTAACGCATAGTTCTTTTAATTTTAATTTAATATTTGAAAAGGATAGTCTTAATTGATTATCCTTTTTTTAATACTTAAACAATAAAAATACAAGGTTTTGTTATTATATATATATGAAGCATTTGTTACCGACAACAGACCCACAAACTATTAAAATTATACCAAGAGTATATAGTACAGATGTTACAATTGTTTTAAGGGATGATAGTTCAAACACCGAAGTTACTTTAACTCCTGTTTCTGTTGTAAATAAAAATTATATTGAATTAACAACTGTTTTTGATTTAAAAGAAGGCAGATTTTATGATTTAAAAGTAATTGATAATAATAGTTCTAATATAATTTATAGAGATAAAATATTTTGTACTGCACAATCAACAAGTCAATTAAACAACGAACATTATTCTGTAAATAAAAACGAGTATGTTTCAAAAAGTGCTAATAACGATTTTATAATATTATGAGTAAACATATAAATAAATACAGAAAGCCAGCGCAACCAAAAAAGAGCAATTCTAATATTAGTTTTGTTAATTTAAGCACATATACAAGCCCTAAAATTGTAGAGGATAAAAACAAAGAGTGGGTTGGTTTTGGAGAAGATAACAATTACTTTCAATATTTAATTGATAGGTATAATGGTAGTGCTACAAATGGTGCTATTATTAATGCTATGGCTTCAATGATATTTGGTAGAGGTTTAGATGCAACAGATAGCGCAAGAAAGCCAGAACAATATGCAATGATGATTTCTTTGCTAAAAAAAGAAACTTTAAGAAGGGCTATCTATGATTTAAAACTAACCAGCCAATGTGCCTTACAAATTGCTTATAGTAAAGATAAAAAGAAAATAGTAAGAGTAGAACATTTACCTGTTGAAACATTAAGAGCAGAAAAATGTGGAGAGAATGATAAAGAAGTTCAAGCGTATTATTATCATCCAAATTGGGCAGATTTAAAGCCAAGTGATAAGCCAAAAAGAATATCAGCATTTGGTGTTTCTAAAGTTCCTCAAAACATTGAAATACTTTACGTTAAACCTTACAAAGCAGGAATGTACTATTATAGTACTCCAGATTATCAAGGAGGATTGCAATATGCAGAGTTAGAAGAAGAGGTTTCTAACTATCACATCAATAACATACAAAACGGACTTGCTCCAAGTATGTTAATTAATATGAATAATGGTGTACCAAACGAAGAAACTCAAACATTATTAGAAAGTAAGATTAAAAATAAGTTTGCAGGAAGTTCAAATAGCGGTAAGTTTATTTTAGCATTTAACGACAACAAAGAAAGTGCTGCCGATATTACACCAGTTCAATTATCTGACGCTCATAATCAATACCAATTTTTAAGTGAAGAATCACAAAAGAAAATAATGGTATCTCATAGGGTTGTATCTCCTATGTTATTAGGTATAAAAGACTCAACAGGGTTAGGTAATAATGCAGATGAATTAAAAACTGCTTCTGTATTAATGGACAATACCGTTATAAGACCATTTCAAGACCTTATGATTGACGCTCTTGATAGAATATTAGCTTTTAATGGTATATCATTAAACTTATATTTTAAGACCTTACAACCTTTAGAATTCACTGATTTAGACAATGTAAAAGACGAAGAAACAAGAGAGGAAGAAACTGGTATTAAAATGTCTAAAATGTTTTCTGAATTAGAAGATTTTGGAGAAGATGAGGATTTAGAAAATTGGGAACTAATTGATGAAAGAAAAGTTGATTACGATGCAGAAGAAGAATTAGATGAAGAAATAAAAAAGTTAAACACTAAAAAAGAAAGTCTATTATCAAAAGTTTGGAATTTTGCTACAACAGGTACTGCAAGACCAAATGCTAAAAGTGAACAAGACGGACAAAATGAAGAAGGTGTTAAATTTAAAGTTCGTTATCAATATGCTCCTTTAAGAGCAAGTTCTAATAGTAGAGAATTTTGCAGAAAAATGGTAAGTGCTAAAAAGATATATCGTAAAGAAGATATACAAGCGATGAGCCAAAGAGCAGTTAATGCTGGATGGGGTTTAAATGGTGCTGATACTTATGATATTTGGTTGTATAAAGGTGGAGGAGATTGTCATCATTTTTGGATGCGTAAAACGTATATGGCTAAAGGAACAAAAGTTAAGCCAGATGTAGGTAATCCAAAAGCAGAGGTAAGTGTAAACGAAGCTAAAAAAGAAGGTTTTAAGCCACAAGTAAATGAGAAAGAAGTTGCTATGCGACCAACAGATATGCCTAATAATGGTTTTGTAAATAAAAAAAGATAAAATGAAAGCACTATTTATAAGTAGAACAGATTTAGTTAAAAACACTATAATTGATGGCAATGTTGATACAGATAAATTTATTCAGTTTATTTCTATTGCTCAAGATATACACATACAAAACTATTTAGGAACGAAGTTGTATGAAAGAATTGAAAACGATATTATTAACGATACATTAACTGGAGATTATTTAAAATTAGTAACTGACTATATACAACCTATGTTAATACATTATGCGATGGTTGATTATTTACCATTTGCAGCATATCAAGTTAAAAATGGCGGTGTATTTAAACATAATTCTGAAAATGCAGAAACAGTAAGTAAGGATGAAGTTGATTTTTTAATACAAAAAGAAAGAGACTTTGCAGAATATTATACAAGAAGATTTGTAGATTATATTTGTTTTGATAATACAAAGTTTCCTGAATATACTGAAAACCAACAATCAGATGTTTATCCAGATAAAGATGTAGATAGTTCAAATTGGGTATTATAATGAAAAAAACTTACAAGCCAAAACAAGGCAACATTGTTAAGTTAGAAAAATACTTAACTAAAAAAGAAAAAAAATAAATGTCAACAAAACCAAGTTTAGCATTAATACCAAGTGCATATAAAGCATCAAAAGTGTATTCTGTTTTACCGAATGATGGTACGGGTGATTTTGATTTTTCA